CGGCCGAGTAGGTGCCGATGATGGAGACGTTCCACGGCGCGGCCGTCCAGGTGGTCGGCGCGGTGTTCGGATCCTCGCTGAAGCCCACCGCCGCGGTGTAGCCGTCCGTCATGTCGACCGGACGGCCCTCCGCATCAGCGAACACGCCCACGCGCACCGTCTCCAGTGACGCCGAGCTGAGCCGCGCAGGTGCCTGGAGCATAATCACCCATTTCAGCGTCGGGGAGTCGATGTCGATCGCGGGCAGGGACATTGCTCAGCGCTTCCAGGAACCGTGAACGCAGGAGACGGCATCGAACGGCAGCGCGTCCCACCCGCCGGTGAAGCACCCCAGCCCGCACAGCTCGCCGGCGGGGGCGGCGGTGACGCCGTCGGCGGCCGCACGGGCTGCGTCCAGGTCGCCGGCCACGGCCAGCCGCGCCACGTCCTCGGGCACGCCCAGCTTGACCAGCGCCCGCACGGCACGGCGGTCCGCCTCTTCGTTGATCAGCTGCTCGGTCGCCTCGGCGTCTTCGGCCAGCATCGCCTGCCCCTGCTTGCTGGCGCTGGTCTTGGTGCTGGGCGTGGCAGGTTCGTCGGAACTCTCCACGCTGATGTTCGATTCCACCGCGGCGAGCCCTGCCTCCACCTTGGACTTGGGGCGCTCGGGCACCAGCGCGTCGGCGTCCAGCTCGGGCGCGGCCGGAACCTGCTTCTTTGCGGTCATGATCAGTTTCTCCCTACGAGAGACAGGCCGAAAGTGACATCCGTGGCGACGACAGCGCCGCCGTACACGGTACGTACCCTCGCCTGCTTCGTCAGAACCACGGGCGTGGCCGTGGCCGGCCCCAGATTGACGCCGGAGACCACCGCGCCCGTGATGGCCGCGGTGGTGTACGCCGGATACCAGATGCCGTCGGCACCCAGGATGTCGACCACGAAAGTGATGTTGGGCGTGGTGCCGCCGTTGAACGCGACCACGTTCCAATCCAGGCGCAGCAGCGACACATTGGTGGTGTCGACCGCGAACGGCGTCGGCGCGGCCGTGCGGACGGCTACGGGCAGGCCGTAGAGGTTATCTGCGCCCACCGTCACACCTCCCGCGTACAGGCGGAGCCGCAGCGGCCGCAGGTGGTGAAGAACGAGCCGTGCCCGCATCCGGTGCAGCGGTAGCCCAGACCGCGCGCGGTCGGACCGGACAGAGCAGGATTCGGCAGATTTCCGGCCCGCAGGTGTGCACGGGCGTGGTCTTCGCGCATGTCGGCATATCCATTGCGGAAATCGTAGGACGTGCCGTTGATCGTCGTACCGACCTGCCGTCGGTCCTCGGCCATGACGCGTGTCACGTCATCACCGTCACGTTCGCCGCGGTGCCCAGCAGCGTGTTCAGCGTGGACGCCAGCGCCGCCACGCCGGACTGAAGGCACGGCACGCGCAGGCACCAGGGGCCCGCCGTGACGACCAACCCGCCCGGCAGGCTGTCGTTGATGTAGTCGGCGTTCGCGGCCGACAGCGCGCCGACTGATGTGTTCGCGGCCGCCAGCGCGGCGACGATGCCCGTGCGGCTGAACCGCGCGGCACCGGCCGCACCGTAGGCCGGTGACACCTCCACGTAGGTGGCGACGCTGCCGACCAGCTCCACCCCGTCGGGGTCGGTGGCCCGCAGGTACTGGACCTTCATGCCGTTCTGGCCCGGTGTGGCCGTGACGATTGCAAGCGTGCGCATGACATCACCCTCCTATTCGATCTCGGGGACAACGCCCGCGCTGTATGCGGGGCAGCGCGGGCGCTGTCATCCGTGAGTATGTCAGGAGTTGGTGACGCCCAGCAGCAGACCGGACCACGCCGGCGCGATGTGCTCCATCGTGCCGATCTGGTAGGTGCTGGTGTCGTAGGTCATCTGGATGTTCGGCCAGTCCACAGCCATGTAGTCCTGCACGTTGACCATGTTCACCGGCGCGCCGACGCGCGAGTCCGGCACCGGGATGCGGGTCGAGCGGATCAGCGCGCAGCCCAGCGGCATGAACCGGTGGACCTTGAGCGAGATCGTGCCCTGGGTGGCCGGGTTGACCTGCGCCGTGACGGCCGCGCCGATCGTGATGCCGTTGTCGCCGGCGACCACGTTGGTGCGGTAGCCGCTGGCCGCGCCGTTGACGCCGCCGATGCGCATCAGCTGGCTGTACGCCTTCATCATTGCGCCGGTCATCCACACTTCGGACGGCTCGGCACCGTTGTTGACGTACATGTTGGTCAGCGCGGTGTCGATCTCCGTGCCCGGCGTGGTGGTGCTCCACGCGCCGTTGACGCGCTTGAGGTAGCCGGTCTTGGTCGGGTCGGACTGGACGGTCAGGAAGCCGTCGTAGGACTGCGCGCTGAAGCTGGAGTCGGTGCCCAGCGTCGTGGTCGCGGTCACCGAGTAGCTGGTGAACGTGTACGTGTTGCCGGAGAACGCCGTCTGGAGCGTTGCGTTCGCGATGCCGGTCGTGGTGCCGACGTACAGGTTGTAGTACAGCGCGCCGACCGGCTCGGTGCCGATGGTCACGGTCACAGTGGACGTCGCGCCGGTGGTCGCCTGGCTGACCACGGTCGAAACCGCAGACTGGCCGAAGCCGGTCACGGCGGCCACGTACACGTAGTAGGTCAGCGCGGCCAGGGTGCCGCCGGTGGTCGCGGTGCCGGTGGTGACGCCCGACGGCGCGGCGACGATGCCGGAGTAGCCGATGGTGGTCGCGCCGCGGCCGTACAGGATGCCGCGCTCTTCGCCCTGGAGGTGCGCCCACAGCAGCGCGGTGTGCGACAGGCCGCGCACGTCATCGAACCCGAGACCCTGGAACTGGGTCTGCCAGGTCACCGAGTCGGACAGGCCCAGCTCCACGTAGCCCACCGACTGGTCGTCGCCGGTGTAGCTGATCTTCGCCGGGCGGTTGAGCGTCAGGTTACCGGGCCCGCCCCACGTGCTGGTCTGCGTGCTGGAGCTGAAGAACGGCGAGACGTTGGCCGCGCCGCCGGGCACGCCCGCGTTGGAGAACGACAGGATGCGCTTGAACTTGCGCGCGGTGCCCTGGCCCTTGATGCGCGGCAGCGAGTTGCGCAGCGGGGTCTCGCGCGGAACGAGCACCTTGGCCGGCGCTTCGAGGTCGTACGGGGTCAGGCCGGTGCCGCCCACGGGGGAGCTGGGCGTCCAGTCCTTGTTGATCGTGCCGACGGCAGCGCGCAGCTCGGCAAGCTGCTGCGACAGGCCCTCCACCGCCTCGGCACCGACGGCCTTCTCGATGGTGCCGATGCGCTCCAGCAGGTCGATACCGCCGGAGCGGTCGATCATGGTGCGCGTCTCGGGGTTGTAGCCGTTGCGGCCGGCGTCACGGTCACCGATGGCCTTGTTCATCGCGGTCTTGTAGTTCTCCAGCTTCGCGACCTGCTGCGCAGCGTCGGCAGTGGAGAACATGTCATAGAGCAGCTCGGACATTGGATGGCTCCTAGGGAGAGTCACCCCTATGCGGCAGCCTGCCTTTCGGCGGCGATCCGGTACGCCTCGGCCACCGACGGATCGAGATCCGGGCGGGCGGAGATTTCGGTGTACCTCTGGATGGCCTGCTGGGCAGCGGGCAACGCAAGCGGGGCGGAAACGGTCTTCATCAGAACGGGTCCGCCGGGGATCGGCTTCGAGCTGATCTCCGCCACTTGTGCCGTCAGGCTTGCGACCTGACCTTTTAGCACCTGCGTAGCCTCTGAGACTGCCTTTTCGATCACGGCTGCCCCTACGATAACAGCCTCACCTGTTGACGTGTCAACAGCCTTGGTCAGCGTCACGCCGCGGCCGCCGAACATCTTCGCCAGCGCGGTCACCGCGTCGATGAGCAGGTGCGGGTCGTGGTCGGCGTCGAAATCGCCCATGGCCAGCTGCTCCAGCTCGGAAATGGCCAGCTCGGCGAGCACGGCCACCGCCTCGGCGTCGGCGTCCACGTCGGCCACGTCGACGCTCTTGGTGATGTCGCCGGCCAGGACGTCGCGCATCAGCCGCTGCGCCTCGCGGTGCTCCGCGGCACTCAGTCCGCTGGTGAGATCGAGCGCCTTGTCGTAGGTGCCCATGCGCCGCCGGTGCTCGCCCGCCTCCAGCCCGCGCCCGGCCCGGCCCGCGGCCACCGCGTCCTGCGCGTGCTCGGCGTCGGAGCGCTGGCGGTGCTTGCGGTCGTCGTCGCGCTGCCTGGCCTGCGCCGCACGGCGCGCCTTGCGCTGGGCGGCCAGCTTCTTCGCCTCGCTGCTCTCGCCGGTCTTACCGTCGCCGTCGGAGTCGCGCGGCTTCTTACCGGGCTTCGGACCGTTGAGCAGCGTCTCCAGCAGCCCCTTAGTGATCATGATTCCGGCGGTACCGGGCAGCTCCAAGGCCTTGGCCAGCCCCTCGGCATCCTCGATCAGCTCCGGGCCGACGTCGCCGAAATCGTCGGCAGTCTCGCGTGCGTACTCGGCGTCGAACTCATCGAACAGCGTCAGGCCGTCGCCATCGTCGTCCAGCTCGTCACCGTCCACAGCGCCGTCCACATCCTGCGAATCCGCGGCTTCATCGTCGACATCGATCGATCCTGCGCCGTTGGTGTCGACGTCGTCAAGCACGTCGCCGTGGTCGTCCACCGCCAGCAGGTCCGTGCCGCCCACGGACTTGGCGATGGTGATCAGGCCGTCGGGATTGCACGGGCGATCCACCAGTGACACTTCCGCCACGTCACCGCCCATGATCACGCCATTCTTGGCGTGGCCGGCCGCCTTGCCGCGCAGCACCTGGCCGTTGCGCACGCCGATGGAGTAGCCCTTGAGCACCTTCTTCTTCACCTTGTCGACCGTGCCGGGATCGACAACATGGGACTTGAGCCACCACTTGCCGCTGTCGTCCTCGGTCAGCTCCACCCCGACACCCGCGGCGATCGGCCCGTGCTGTTCGCGCACGTTGCCGAACTCGAACCACTTCGGCATGGCCTTGCGCAACCACGCGGGGTCGCACGCCTGGCCGTCGTGGTCCACGGTGGGGCTGGTGGCGACGCCGTACACCATCAGCGAGCCGTCGGGCTGCTGGTCGTACTTCACGATGTCGCCCACGTAGCCGTAGGTCAGCTGCTCGCCCATTTTCGCCCTTTCAGGGTGGTGGTGCTCATGATGATAGATCCTGTGTGAGCGCGTCCAGCTCGGCCATAAAGTCCACGTCGGCGTCCACCACCGGCACCAGCGCGCAGCGACACCGTGGATGGCCCGGCGGGTGAAGGTCGCCGCTCGGGAACGGCTCACCGATCGGCACTGGCCCGGCGTCCTCATTGCGGCCGCACTTCGGACACACCCGCTGGTCGAACGCCGTCATCCACTCCGACGCGCCGAACCCCGACTCGGTGTAGCCGGCCAGCGCCGCAGCCGACATGGCCCGGTTCGTCTCCGTCCACGCCGTCGTCTTCGCCCACACCGCGTTGTCCAGCACGCCGCGCAGCGCGAGCGCGATCTCGTCGATGGTGCGGCCCTGCTCCAGCCCGTCGGCGAGCACCATGGCGATCTCGTCCAGGCGCGTGGACGCCACGGAGTCGATGGTCACCCCGGCGCGCTCCAGCAGCTCCAGTAGGCCGACGTCGGCCCCGTCCTCGCTCAGCACCAGCCGGGCGGCGTCCGGGCGGCCGGGTACGAAACGTAACCAGTCGACCGAAGCAACCACGGCGTCGTCGCGCACGTCGTGGCCCGCCTGCACGTGCTCCACGATCGCCTCGGCCGACAACGCGCCGATCTCCCACCCGTCAGCCATGATGTTGCGCAGCGGAGCGTCCAGTGCCTGCCGCACGTCATCGGTCACGCCGCGGCGGGCCAGCCAGTCCAGCACGTCCCCCGAGGTGACGCCCGTGACGCCGCGGCGGCCGCTGCGGTGCCACATCGCCAGCGCCGCCACGAGCGCGCCCACGCCGACGGCAGCACTCAGCGCGCTGGCCAGCGCCAGGGCACCGGCGGCGGCCGCGGCGACGTCGACAGCCCAGCCCGGCCAGCGCAGATCCCCTGGCGGGACCGGCTGGCCGGGCGGAGGAGTGGTCGGCGGCGTCACGCCGGGATCACTTCCACTTCGATCGTGCGCGGGTTCTTCTGGCCGCGCCGCCACGGGCCGGTGTCGCTCACCACGCGCATCCGCAGACCGCGCTGGAGCAGCAGTTCGGCTTCGTAGCGGCCGTCGGACAGCTGGACGGCACCGACGCCGGCGGGCACCCGCATCACGATCCGCGCCGCGGCGCGCCGATTGCCGCCGGTGGCCAAGAAGGTGTCAGCCTTGTCCTGGATAGTGCTGGTGGACTGCGGTGCGGCGTCGGTCCACTCGTGGCCGACCAGCTTCCTACCCGCGGCCGCACCGAACACCGCCTCCACGTCGCCGATGGCCCGGTGCGTGACGATCGGCTGCGCCAGCCGCGATTCGCCCATGACGCGGTCGATCTCGCGCACCGTGGCGTCGGGCGCTCCGCCCTGCCGCAGGTGCCGGTTGATCTCCGTGAAGGCCTTGCCTCGGTAGCGCTCGATGGCCGCCGCACCCTTGGCGTCGATGCCGCGGGCCCCGCCGCCCTCCACGCCCTTCGGGGCGGCCGCCAACGCCGCGTCACCGGTCAGCGGCGCAGCGCTGGCGGCGTCAGCTTTTGGGCGCGCTGCTCCGCCCTTCGGCGCAGCCAGGGGTGCCACCACGCCGTCATTGAGCCGCATCGTGCCCTCAATGCCCTGATCCTCCCGGCGGGCCCGGAACACCTTGCCGGACTTGCCTCGGGCGTCCACCTTGGCCTTGCGGGGCTTCTCCAGCACCTCCCACGCGGTGCCGTTGTGCTGCAACCTGGTGCCGGGCACGATCTGGTCGTTGGTGACGGTGCCGTGGTCCTGGCCCACCTTGGACGGGTTGGCGACGCTGGTGGCCATGTTCGCGGCCATCATGTCGCTGACACTCGGCGCGGCCGCCGGTGCCGCCACCCTGGCAGGCTTCGGCGCGGGCGCAGCTGCCGGCTCATCGGCCTTCATTCGGCCGTAGAGCACGTCGCCCAGCTCGCGCAGGTCGTCGTGGTGCTTCGGCGTGGTGCTGTTGCGGTAGGTGTTGGCGCGCAGGTCCGCGGCCAGCCCCTCTTTGTCGATCTTGTCGCCGGGGATCACGGACGACGTTCCGTAGCCGAGCCGGTGACCGAAAACGTGGTCTGCCTTCATCTCGGTGCCGTCGGGTCCGTCGCTCATGCTCCGCACCTTGGCCACCTTGCCCTCGCGGGTCACGCCGGTCACCTCGTACGTCTCGTACGTCTTGCGGTTCGCGTGCGCCGCGCCGCCACCGATGTAGCTGTTGTCGGTGCGCTCGATCACGTAGACGTCGCCGCGCTTAGCCGCCTCGCCCGCCTTGCGCTGCAACCCCTTCAACCCCGCAGCGCGCGGCGGCAGGGTCGGGCGCTCGGCCTGGCGCGCGACGATGGTCTGAGTGTCGCGCGGGACGGCACCGAGGCGCGTCTCACGGTCCATGCCCCAGATAGTGCGGCTGCCCACGGCGTCCGGGCGATCGGCGATCATGCCGATCTGCTCCCAGTTGTTCAGCCCCTCGTTCCATCGCCAGTCGCCGGCCTGCACCTGGTCGCGGTCCATCTTCATGGACGGATCGACGTTGCGCGGCGCGACGGTCTCCACCGTCGGCGCGGGCTTGTTCGCGTTGGTCACGTGATCGCGGATCGCGGTCAGGCTGGCGTCGCTCGCACGCCCGTCCTTGATGACCTGGCTGGACATGCGGCCGTAGCCGGTGTCGCGGTTGCCTTTGAACGTGTGGAACGTAGCCTTGAAGCCGGTCTTCATGTCCGGGCTGACGGCCTGGACATTGAAGTACGGCGAGCCGCCACCCGCGCCGTGGCTGGACATGTGCGACACCATGACGATCATGCCCTGCGCGTCGGCCAGCTCGATCAGCTCGCGCGCGGCCTTGGTCGCCTGCACGGCGGCGTCGCCGCGGGGCGTACGCTCCAGCGTCTCCAGCGCGGTCAACATCGTCTCGTGCTGCCTGCGCTCGGCGTCGTCCAGGTCGGTGCGCGCCAGATATGCGCGCTCGCTGGCAAGGTCGCGCTCCAGCTCGGCACGGTTGGCAGCGAAGAGTGCCGCGTGCTGTTCGTCCAGCTTGCGCGCCGTCTCGCGCAGTGCCGCCTGACGCTCAACCGGCGCGCCGTCGATCCCGGTCACGCTGCGCGCCGTCGGGCCAGCCTTGCCCGTCTCGGCAGCGGGGACCGGCGTCGGGTTGGGTGCGGGAGTCCCGCGGGCTGCACGCGCCGCGCGCTCTGCTTCGTTCGCGCGGCGTAGGCGATCCTCGGCCAGCGCGTCTTCGGCGATCTTGTCTCGCTTCGGCTCGATCTGGATCAGGTGCTGCGGGCCCGCCCCGAGATCGATCGCCGCGGCGTGGTCGGCATCGCTCAGCGTTTTCTGGTTGTCCTCGGGCACCAGGTTGACGCCGTCGAACCGCAGCGCCATGGCGCTGATCGTCGCATCCTGCTCGGCCTTGGTGCCGCCCAGCTTCGCGCGCAGGTCACGCATCGACACCCACGCGCCGGGCTGGTCGGCCAAGGATTCGATGGCGGCGCGCGCGTTGTCCTCGGTCGGAGCGGGCGCGCTCAGCGCGTGCTGCGCCGCGGCCAGCTCCACTTCGGCCGCGTTGAGCCGCTGGCGCATCTGCTCCGAGTCGGTGGTGATGCGGCCGCGCAGCGCGTTGATGCGCGCCGCGGCGTCGTCGCGCTCATTGACGGCACGGCCGTAGCGCTGCCCCTCCGGAGTCATGGCCTGCGCGCTGGTCAGCCTCAGGCGGCCGTCGGTGGCCGCGGGGGTGGCCGGCTCGGCGTTGCGGGACGACATGAGCCAGCCGTCGGCCTCGGCATCGCCCTTGTCGGCGCGTGCGGCCAGCATGTCGACAATGGCATTGATGCGCTTCTGTCGCGGGCCAATGTTGGTGTGCCGACCAGCATGGCTGCTGGTCGCTTGGTCGTACTGCGCCACCAGGTCGGCCGTGCTCAGCCCATCGAGCCGATCGGCACGCACCGTCGGTGTGGTCGGCGCGGCGTCGCCCTTGATGCGCACGAGACGCTTTTTGTAGCTCGGCGTGGCGGGATTGGGGTCGTTGTAGATCTCCACCAGTCCGGCGCGCTCCAGCGCGGGCACGCTGTTCACGTTGAATCCGCGCTGCCCGGCCACGTCGGCGTAGAACACCTGATCGGGGTTGGCGCGCATCGTGGCCAGCGTCTTTTCCTGCGCCGCGGTCAGCTTCGGTGCCTCGGGGGTCGTCATGACCCCGAGTGTAGTTGACGCGTTGTCGACGTGTCGAGTCCGGTCTGAGCTGGACGCTTCGGGATTCTCGGCCTCCCACTCCGCCAGAGCGGCCAGCCGCCGCGCCTCCATCGCCTGCGCGTACTGGTCGGCGCGCTGCGCCACCTCGCGCTCGCGGGCGGCGTCCGCCTCGGCCTCGCTGTCGAACGGAGTGGAGGCGAACTGCCACTGGCCGCGCACCTGGCGCGGCGACTCCAGCGAGTCGCGGGCGCGGGTCTCCTGTTCGGCGCGCTGCTGGGCGGACAGCTTGAACGGCGTGGACAGCTCGGCAGGCGCACGGCTCGCGGCAGGTGCGGCAGGCTTCGGCGCGGCAGTAGCGCGGCGCGACGACGCGTCGCGGGCCAGGCCATCCAGCACCGCCTTGCCCGGCCGGTCCGGGCCGAGCGAATCGGCGCGCATGTGGCCGAGCTTCACCCACCGGCCCTTGCTGTCACGGGACTGACGACGCCAGCCGTCGTGGCCACCGGCCGCCTTCTCGATGTCCTCCTCGGCCACCCACGCCCACCCGTCGAAGTCGACGTCATCGGGCACGGCCATGCCGGGCCAGTCCGTCGGCTCCAGGGTCTTGCACAGGAACTGCCGGCCCCGGCTGCGGTCCTTGCGCCGCCAGCGGGTGTACGCAGCCATTTCCAAGGCCTTCTCGGCGTCCTGGCCGGACAGCTCTTCCGCCTCGGCGGCCGCGGTCTGCTCGGCGATCTCGCGGCCCTGCTCGCCGGTGGCCAGCTGGTCTTCCACGAGCGCCTGCTCGGCCTCGATCTTCGCCTCAGCCGCCTTGGCCATGCCCTCCAGCGGGATCCAGCCGGTGCCGACGAACACCATGGGCATGTCGGCCTCAGGGATGGTCAGCGGCGGCTTGCCGATCTCGCGCCGCTCATCGTTGAGCGTGATCGTGGCACGCTCGCGGCGGGACTTGTTGACGGCATCCTGCTCGGCGGTGTCCTCGGATTCTGCGCTGGTGAACTTGAAGCAGATTTCGGGCGGACACCTGAGGAAGTCGTGCGACAGTTCGTTGATCATCTCGGCGACCATGCGCTCATCGGGGCGCTGCCCGACGCGCTGCTCCACCTCGGCCTGCCCCTCGTGCATACCCGAGTTGCCCAGCCCCTGTGTCTCGGTGAAACCCAGCTCGGCCATGGTCACGCTGAAGTGGCCGGCCAGCATCTTCGTCAGGTGGAGATCATATTCGGCCTTGTACTGCTCGGGGACGGTCGGCATGGCCATGGGCTTCATGCCGGGCGGGGACATCTTGGCCCGGTTGCGGCGCTTGGTGTTGCCGCGCAGCAGGTCGTTGAGCGAGTCCTCCCACTCCTGCCGCTGGCGGGGGTTCATGCCGTCGATGGCGTTGTTCTGCGCCCCGTAGCCCTGACCCTTGCCGTCGGGGACCAGCCACAGCACCGGCCCCACGCCGTCGTCGTACTCAGCGATCATCCAGCCCTGGCGGGCCAGGTACAGCTTGGCACTGATGAGCGCGTTCTCGACCGCGCTCAACCCGTACGGGGTGAAGCTGCGCACGTTCTCCACGCCGTAGAACAGCTGGTCAGCGAGATAGCCGCCCTCCATCAGCGCATTGCCGTCGGCGTCGGTGCCGGCCACGGTCGCGTGGAACTCGCCGCGCGGGAAGCCCTGCAAGTTCTGCTGGAAGGCCGGGAACGGCGGAGACGGGCGCACGCCGCGGTAGTCCAGCAGCGGCTTGATCGTGGTCGCGTCGACCACCTCCAGGTCGAGCACATCACCGCCGTACGTGGACCGCGGGTAGATGGCCACGCCGTCGAGCACGAGGTGGTCCTCGATCACGCCGTTGAGCCACTGGCCGAAACTCCAGCCGTTGGACTTCCACGGGTGCGCCCAGAACTCCTCCATGCGCTTGATCTCGGGAAGGAACTGCTCGCGCAGCTTGCTCTCGGCGTCCTCGCGTCCCATCGTGGCGTCCGAGCGGTAGGCCTCCTGGATGGCCTTCTCGCTGATGGCCCATGCGCTGTCCAGCCCGCGGATGTGCCGCTTGCGGATCTCGATGCAGCGCCGGATCAGGTCCACGCCGTCGGCGGCCTCACGCAGTACACGGAACGGGATCAGCCGCTCACCGCTGCCGGGCAGGTTCCACGCCACCGGGTAGTCCGACACGCGCGGCTCGGGGCGGCCGGTGTCGCGGCGCGCGGGGTCGAACGGGTCGGGGTTCAGCGGCCACAGCGGACCGAAGGGCACGTTGTCCAGGGGGTTGCGGGACATCGGCACCGCGCCGAACGTGCCGGCCTCGCTAGGCTGCTGGCCGGTCAGCGCCTGCACCTGGCTGACCAGAGAGCGACCCTGCGGCACGGTGCCGCCGTCGGCACGGCCGAACATCGCGGCCCCGCCCGGTGCCATGGCCTTTTCGAGCAACTGGAGCGCGGCGCGCTGCACATCGCGGGGGTTGTTGCGGTTGCGCCTGCCTCGGCTCACGTGGGCCCTCCAGCATCGTTGTTGGCGATCACTCTACGGTCACAGCCACGGCGGACGCACGTCGTCTCCGTCGTTGGTTTCGGGCGCTGGCAGCGCAGGCCCGTCGGGGTGCCCGGTCTCCCACGGCACGGTGTGCGGCACGTCGGCGTCGGCCATGCCACGCTGCTGCTGGCCGGCCAGTTCGCTCATGAACGCGTCCAGGCCACCGCCGATGATGAACATGCGGATCCCGGCCTGCGTGAAGCTGTCCACGCGGTCGTCATGCGCGCCGTTCGGGAACGCGGCGCACTCGTCCACGAAGCCCACCACGCGTGGATCCAGCATCGGATCGGGCAGCTCGAAGTTTCCCGCCTCCAGGAACGGTTGCATGGAGTAGGCGCGGGCCAACTTGGAGTCCGGCGGACTGAACGGCACGATGCCGCCGATCTCGGTCTGAAGTTGGTTGATGACCGCGGGCCCGTTGGCCTTGTCCTCCACCAACTTCAGGTGGCACTGCGGCCAGCGAGCCACCAGGGAGCGGAACGCCATGATCGTCGCGCTGAAATCCATGCGGTCGTGCACGATGTCCAGCAGCCACGCCTTGGGCCCGCGCCGCCCCCAGACCGTGCCGACCACGTAGTCGCTGCCGTCGGTGTCCTTGAACGCCATGTCCCAGCTCATGAGCACCTGGTCAGCCCCGATCGCCCACATGGTGCCGTCGGCGCGCTCCACGTGCCGCGGCACGGTGAAGTACTTCCAGTACGAGCGCTTGAGCACGCCGCCTTCCGCGGGTGCCGGGCGGCCCTGGAACAGCGCATTCCAGTCGCGCGAACCGGCGTTGATCTTGCGCGATTCCCAGCCGGCCACGGTGCGGCCACGCGCGCTGATCATGTACTCGCCGGGCTCGCGTCCCAGCGGGTCGGTCTCGCCGCGCTCGGGGGAGTGGTCGGCCTGCGCGGGGATGTTGAGCACGTCCCATTCGTCGCGGCCCTCGTTCTCCGGCCCCGAGAGGAACCCGGCGAGATCGTCCTCATGCCAGCGGGTCATGACCAGGATCACGATGGCGTCCTCGGACAGGCGCGTGCTGCCCACCGAGCGCCACCAGTCCTTGTTCATCTCGCGGTACGTCTCGGAGTCGGCCTCCTGTCGGCCCTTGAGCGGGTCGTCGATGATCAGCACGTCGACGGGGCGGCCGGTCAGTCCGGACTCGATGCCCGCGGTGATGACGCCGCCCTGGTAGTGCGCGAGCTGCCACTCGTTCGCGGCCGCGGTGTCGTGCCGGACGGTCAGCCCGATGTCGGGGTTGTCGCGCAGGTCGTTGCGGATCTGCCGACCCCAGCGCCGTGCCAGGGCGTCGGCGTAGGACACGATGGCGATACGCAGGTCAGGATCCTGTTTCAGCAGCCACGTCGGGTAGTAGCGCGAGACGCGCTGAGACTTGCCTTCCTGTGGCGGCATCGAGATGATGACGCGCCGCTTGCCGCGCCCCTCGTACGCGTCGATCAGCTTGCGGTCGATGATGTCCAGCGCCGGAGTCTGCACCGTCCGCGGCTCGATGTGCTCGGCGACGTCCTGCGGGGACGCGAAAGCCGACCCCCCGGTTTCGAGGTGGTCGGCGACGTCGAGCAGCAGCAGACTCACGCCTAGATCATGACTCCTCGATGATGAACGCGTGTAGCCCGGCATGGCCAGGCGGCTGGTTGCAGCGGATCGGCGGACACTTGCCAGCGCATCCACACCGCCACGCGGCCTTGCACCACGAGCCCTGTGATATCTCGGCCGCCCACGCCTCCACGTACGGCCTGCCGAGCAGCCGCCATGCCCACAGCAGCGCTCGCCGCCTCATCGCAGCTCACGCCCTTCCGTCGAAAAGATAGCCCTCATAGCCACACGGCACCGGGCGGCGCGTGTAGTCGGCCAGCCGCTCGGCCCGCTCGGCGTTCTCGGCCTGCTGCACCTGGTACGCCTCGGCCATCGAGACGAACATGTGCAGCAGGCCCCACGCGTGGTCATCGGTGGTGCCGACCAGCACGCGGCCGTAGTGCTCGCGCCCCCGGCTCAACAGGGAGGCTTCGCGGCCGCGGGCGTCCATCGTCGCCGCCTTGCCCCAGTGCTTGACGCACGACAGCCACAGCGCCACTCCACCATCGCCCACGGTGGGCCAGCTGGTCGGCTGCGTGCCGAAAATGACGCCAGCCACGGGCAGCACCTGGCACAGCATCCGGGCGCAGTCGCGCGCCGAGCCGTTACGCGGTGCCGCGTGGAACTGCGCCACGCCGCGCACGAGCCACCACGGCACGTCGCTGCGCTGCACCCTGCCATTCTTCATTCCTGCACGTAGCCTTCCTCTTCCAACCAGGTGAACCACGCACCGTAGCTGTCTCGGTCGGTGTCGGTCTTGCTCAGCCGGTCGTCGGACCACGTGCGCACGTGCGTCATCTCGGCCAGCGGCGCGGCCATGTCCTCCGGCGCGGTCTCGGCCAGCATCAGCGACATGCCGTCATGCAGGTCGTCGGGCTCGTAGATGTGCACGAACACGCCGCCGTCGGCGGTGACGTGCAGCTCACGCATCTGCGTACCGCTTAGCAGCAGCAGGTGCAGTTCTTCGTCGGCGGTCCACTCCCACCGGTCCGTGTCCAGGTATTTCCAGCTCATGACCTATCCCCTGTCCTGATGTAGTTGACCAGCCGCGGCGGGCCCGGCCGCACGTAGGCCGGCTGGCGCAGCGTCTCGCGGGTCTCGGGCAGCATGTCGTGGTCGATGCACAGCCACACGTCGCCGCGGCCCTGCATCCCGAGGTGGATGCGCGGCTTACCGCACACGGTAGTGCTGCCGGTCTTACTGGAGCGGTGGTTGCAGCGCGACCCGAAGGGCGTGGGTGGGGGCTCGGGCAGGCGCGACATCAGATCGACAACCCTTCGTGCTCGCCGTGATTGGTCCACGTCGGCCCCATGTGCATCAACTCATGCCCCGGCTCCAGGATGCAGCGCGTCTTGGCCATCCCCGACACCAGTCGCGACGTGCACCGCTCCCACGAGTGCTCGGGTCCGTACGACTCATTGTGCGAGAAAGCGAAGATCATGCACGGCTGACCATCGGGCGACAGCTCGCCGCAGCGCTTCGGCCCGTCCCCGGCGTTGGTGGTGCCGTAGGCGTGGGCACCGGCGTGACCGGGCACCCTGTAGCAGCGCCAGCCGCCCGGCGTCTGCTCCGTGTTGCAGATGCGCTGGCTCACCACGTCACCTCGCCGCGGTGCTCACCCTCGTGGCCTGCCACCCTCGTGCACTGCGAGTTGTACGGGTAAAGGGCATAGCCGTCACGCCACCAGGTCCGCATCTCGGCGCACGGCCACGCGAACGTGTCCGATGCGATGCGCGCCCCGTGCTCGATCTCGATGCGCCGCGCGTCCTCCACCGTGGGCGGCTGGTAGGCCATGCCGCTGCCGTCGACCATCGCGTTGCCGTGCAGCCGGTTCACGCCCTCACCCTCTCTCGCTGCTCCACCTCGTAAACGCCGGTGCGCGGGTTCGGTGCCGCCACCAGGACGCGCAGGTTGCGCGCCGTGACTTCCATGGCCTTCTTCGCGGCCGGGCCGGTGACTCCCGCGCTGGCCAGCCCCGCCTGCAATGCACGGATGATCATGAGTTTGGTCTGTTCCTCGATCGCGGCCAGCCGCTCATCGATCTTGAGTTTGCCCAGCTGGGACAGCGCGTTCACGGTGCTGTCCAGCATCTTCATATAGACCTGCATCTGCGCCAGGATCTGCTCGGCACCCTTGTCGTCGGTGCTGCCCACCTGCGCGGCGTCCAGCTTTTCGATGTGCCCGCGCATCCAGTCCTTGACGTCGATCAGCTCGCCGGCCACCAGCTGGAGCGCCAAGAGCGGATTGTCGACGGGCCCGGTGCGCAGTCGCAGCTTGCCCACCGTCTCAGCGGCTTCCGCGGCCAGCAGGTTGCGCGCAGCAGCCGCCTGCACCTGCGGTGCCGCGCCTCCGTGGACGTAGCACACGGCGGCCCCGCGCACGGGCGTGCGGATGCAGCGCTTCCCCGAGCGCTTCGCCGTTGCAGTGCACTGCGCAGCCATAATGTGGTCCTTACTACGTGCGCGGCACGATGGGGTCAGGTGACGCGACGTCGTTTCCGGGTGTCCCCGGCTCGTCGGGCCATTGCAGATGCGATCCGTCGCGCTGCGAGCGGTGCCAGCCGTCATG